GTTCCGCATCATCACCATCTTGTGATGATGTATATGCATTCAACTCAACAGTAGAAAGCGCAGATCTTGTTCGTTCTTACTATGCGATTGGTTTTATAGCCAACTCTACAAACTGTGGCTTTGATACAGCGGTTCTTCTAAAACCAATGACAGTTGATAGTATTAATGGATCTGGTGCAGCAACAAACTACACTGAAAACTGCGTAATCAGAAATATAAACATACCAGATTTAGGGTTAACTTCATCATCTGAAGGCGTTTTATTAAATAACTCTAAAGGTTGTTTAATAGAAAATATTGATATCAGGAATTGTAAAAACGTAGTTAGTACATACTATACCGTCGATTCATACAATGACACTGCAAAACCTAATATTTTAAGGAATATTAGTGGTCAAGGCGTTAACATTATAGCAATCAGGGCTAAATATGCACACATTGAATCATTTGAAGGAGTAGGTACATACACGAATGAAGTTCAATTTGCAAACAACAATGCATCAGGCAATACCATAAATAAAAAACCAAAATCAATTGGTTTTGGTGGGACTAACTTACAGTCATGGTTTTTAACAAATAATACGGTAAAAGGATGGTCACGAAAATATTTTTATATTCGGCCATCCGAAATTTTGTTGAACGATAAAGTAGACACTTTTTCATGGAATGAAAATAAACTTGTCGCAACAAAATCAGGAGTAAACCTTTACTTTATGTGGCGAGTTCCTGACGATATCAATGCAATTGATGATATTCGCGCTTTTATTAGATTTAACACTGCCGTAGATCAAGATGCCTCTGTTGCTGGATCTACAGTAGAGGCAAGTTTGATACAAATGGTCGCTTTCGATGGTAACATTGGTGAAACACCATATGTTGCTTTTTCAAACAGCAAGGTTGCAACAGCGGGTGTAGAAGACACAACGGTAGTAACGCAAATGGGTAGCAATGTACCAGGTTTGGTTTATATGGATGATACTACACATGGTTTATCCTATAGCTGGTATGTGCTGTTTAAAATGACAAATAATGTCAACAATAACTACATGAAAGAAATCAGAGTAGCGGGGTATAACTAATGACCGGTTCAGAATCAAGAAAAGCACAAGATCTCTTCTTTGGTATTATTGATTATTACGCTAATCTTTCAGGTACAGACATAACTGAAGATCAGTTGAAACAACGCGATGAAATAATGAAAAGTGGATCTATAGAATGTGATGATTCTTTAGATAGTGAAATCTTAGATTTGCAAGATCAATTTCTTGCAAAAAAAGAAAGTAACATCATAAATAAAGATCAAATAGCGATAGTTGAAAAAGCACTATCGCTATTAAAAAAATCTTAATTATCATACTGGTAGTAACGTGCATCTCATTTGATGCACGTTATATTTATTTAAATCACTCAGAATGGGATATCATCATCAAAATCCATCGGCGGCTCGTTTGCCGGTGGTTTTGGTGTGTTTGATGGTTTCATTCAAAAACTATCAATTTGTATACTCTTATCATGAGGCTTTTTCAAAGGGTAATGCGTTGCTCTCCAGTCATTGAATGCCATCATGGCTGCTTCCCACCCAAGGCATACGCACACAAAGCACCCTGCTCTTTTACTTGCCTCGAGATAATCAAGCTGACCATCCTCCCATTCACTAAGTGTATGGTCTCTCCTCTTCATCTCAATGACAAGTGATGGGTTCCCAGGGATTATTATATCTGAAGCTCCTTTGTTTAAAGCTCCTTTCTTTTTTAAGTTATTAACTTCGTGCGCTCTTCTCTTCCCCTCGTTTGGGACGTGAAGAACAAGGCGCCCAAAACTGTCAGGATACATTTTCTTCAACTGATTTATGAATGTTACAAGTTCAGCATCTTCTACGGGACATTTTTTATTGCGGTAGTCCTTTTCACCATAAATCTTTAACCACTCAGGGAAAATCATAACTCACCCCAGTACATACCTTTCACATTGTAATATTTGCTGCCTTTATCCTTTCTGAACATAATGGCAGTAGGATATGTAGCATCTTCTCTTCTCGATAGTGCTTCATCTATTTCTAGTACCTCTCCAAAAGATTTAATACTGAAGTCCTCCCATTCTCTTCTTTGCCACGCCTTTTCTGCCATGGGTTTAAAGAATTTGTTAACGAACCATGGCGACTGCTCAATAGCAAACTTAACTACCAACATATCATCACCACTGCTTACATAGTGGCGAGTTATACTCATCATTGTAACTTTTGATTGCTTGGTTGCATCAGGCGCAGAGTCAAGCCTTGCCGCCTCTTCCTGTAGCTTCTGGTTAGGGTCGATTATTTCTGCTTTACAACTCACGCAGTTACGCGCAGCAATATCATTTTCAAAACCACAATCAGGACATTCTTTGAATGACCATTTATACGTGCAACGACGCATTTCACGCAGCGCACCAACCATAATATAGTTCTTACAGCGGCGCCCAAAGTGTCCTGGCATTGGCTTTTGTCCTATCTTTTCGCCAGATTTATCATAAATATCTACCATTATTCTGTCACCAGCGAGATCAAGCCAATATCCCTCACTGTCCATCTCAAGGCCTTCTGGATTTGGACGCACTCCAAATTCATTAACAAATCCGCACGATGGGCATTTTACTTCCATTGGAACAGATGGTTTTTTTCGTGTTGCTTTAATCTCAGGAGTAAACAGGTCTCCTGTCTCCGCAAAATGACGCTCTATGTTTCCTGCATAGTCGCTAACGAGAAAGTTTTCCTTACCTTCGTAGAGCCTGGTTCCACGACCTATTATCTGCTGATACAGTCGCGGTGACTCTGTGGCGCGCATTACAGCAATATGATCGCAATGTGGCACATCGACGCCAACCGTAAGTATATTCTGGTTGACGATGTATTTAACTTTCTGAGCCTTAAAATCTGATATAGCCTTGTTGCGCTCAGCAGTAGGCATATCACCGAAAACATAACTATAACTACCTGGCGGAAGAGATTCCATGATCTCCATGGCATGTTTTTTCGTGCTGGCGAAAATCATAGTTCCCCGGCGATTCACTGATCGCTTGACGATATCCTCAACAATGCGAGACGTCTTGCGTCCTTTGCCAACCATGGCGCGCTCTACGGATGCCGTTGTATAGCGCCCAAGTTTATCCTTCTCAAGGCCAGAGGTATCATATTCTTCTTCTACGTGCTCAGTAACTGGAGGCGTCAGATAGCCATTATCAATCAGGAATTTTGCCTCAAGCTCATAAACAACCTTGTCATAGTAAGGGTCAATCGCTGTCTCTTCTTCGGTTGGCCCATCAATATAGTGCTCTTTATAGATATAACCAGTGCCAAGGCGATAAGGAGTTGCGGTCATGCCAATGATGCGCAGCTTTGGGTTTCGACGCCTCATCTCATTAATAATAAATTTAATGGTTGGAGTGATGCCGTCGCACTCATCAATGATGACGGCGCCATATTTATCTCCGAACATTTCAATAGAGTTTTTGATTGTGACAGGAGAGCCAAAAACAACAGGGTGGCGCAGATTTTTAGGGCCAGCCTTGGCGCTGAACATGCTTGCTGGCTCGCCAGTAAGAAGATATTTAGCCCTATTTTGCAAAACCAATTCTGAACTCGGAGCGATACACAGCACACGTTTTTTACTCATCTCATAGATGCGCGCTGCAAGCTCAGCGACAACCATTGACTTACCTGCGCCAGTAGGAAGGATAATAACGCATGATGAGATGGTGCTTCTAATGTGAGCCATAGCCGCGTCAACCGCTTCCTGCTGGTATGGCCTTAGCGTATATTTCATAATGTCCTCTCGAATGAAAAAGGGCCACGAATGGCCCTTGGTTACTTATTTAAATCAAAATGGTACATCATCGTCGAAGTCAACAGGCGGATCTTCATCCTGCGGCTTTACCGTTTGCTTTTGTTGCTTTGCTGCTGGAGCGGATTTAGTCTGCTGGCGGCCAAATACCCCGGCAACGTAGTTGCCTGACTTCTGCTTATCGTCAGACTGCCATACGCGAAGCAGGAGGATCATCGGGCGGTTAGCCAGAGCGCTTGCGATAGCAAAATCAGTAGGCTCTTTCCCTGACGCCATCAATTTACCTCCAGCGTTTGCGTCAATTGCTGCAAGCATGCTGATGGCGTTATCGCGCTGCTTGTCCTTCTGGCTGAAAACCTTCAGCTTCTGGAAGATGATACGATTTTTGTAATCACCGTCCAGGATGCGCCATTTAAGGTTAAAGAAGCGCTCACCTTCCCATTCATCGTCCTTGCACTCCTCCACTGCTGCCAGTACGCGGGTGCCGTCAGGAATAACTTCAAAACCACCACCAGCCTCAAATTCAGACTTTGACTCAACTTCTTTACCGTCAGAAAGATTCCAGAAACCCATTTTTATGTCCTCTCGATTATTTGATGATCAGCTTTGGTTTTCCATCGGTGATGGCACAACCTTTAATTTCAGTTCCGGCTTTCAGTGCTGCTTTAATCGCTGCATTATCTGCCGATACTTTTACAACACGATACTGCTCTGGCAACTGCTCAACCGGGACAAACACATCCAAAACAGGAGATGGTTTGCCAAGCGTTATGCTGAACAGCTTGCCTTTGATATTCGTTTTTCCAGATGCAAGCATGTTCTGACGAAGATAATCTTTCAGGTTATCTATCTTCGCAGTCAGCACCCGCTTGCGTTCTGACATGCGTTCAATCTCAGCCTTCATGCCAGCTTCATCCGCCTCAAGCTCGCTGATATAAGCTGCCACCATTTCGGCCTTTCCTTCAAACTCCTCCTCAATCAGGTTAATGGTATCTTCAATCTGCTCGCGCGGAATATCTTCCATCGCAAGCAGTTCGTTAAGCTGTTTCGTTATTTCGTAAAGACGCATAATACTTAATCTCTGTCATAAGTGGATTTTCGCCTTTATCAAACTGAATCTCAGGTTCAAGGTTGAAGCGATTTTTCGCATTGACGTAACCAACCCGGCCATCACCAGAGGTGACAAGTACACGCTGCCCTGTCTGCACAACTTTACCGAACTTAGTTACCTGCCCTTTTTTATCTGTCTCAGTACCCTTCACAAACTCCTCATTGCGGATATAGATAACAGCATCGCTAAGCGCAACGTAACCATCAATACTGGCTTCGTGCATATTGAGGGTGTAAACGGTGTACTCGTCAGAATCCGGTCTGTTCTTCATCTTACGTATGCCAGCATGCGCAAGATAAATGATGCTCATACCTTTGTTGGAGCGCAGATACTTGCAGGCGTTAATAATTTCAGCATGCATCTCCGCCACAACCAGATAGCCCTTGTTGTAACCACCGGCCGCTGCACCAACGTTATCTACTCCATAGTTTTCGCAAACCTCATGCTCAAACATGGCGTGGAGGCTGGTGATGGAATCGATAACCAGCGTTTTATAGTCATGCTCTTCTGTAATAAGAGCGCGCAACTGTGACAATAAGTCTTCTTTTGTGCTCGTCTTGCGCTTTGCATCAGCTCGCTTCAGAACAGGGAATGAATCAGGCTTGTTTTCTTCGTCCCAGTCGTCGAATACGCCGGTAATCTCTTCCGCCTGAATGAAAACAGGCTTAGGGAATAGCGCTGCAAGAGTCGTCTTGCCAACGCCAGGCGTGCCGACAAGAGTAATGATAGGTGCAACTGGTTTTGGTTTTTGAATCATTGATAAGCTCATAGTGTCCTCTCGAATCACTCAGCGTTGTTGCTGGTGTGAGTAAAAGATACGACAGGACATTCGTCAGGTCAATAGCTTTACATAAAAATATTTTGCGTTTATCATTCTTCTATAAATTAGCAGGAGGAAAGATGAAAACCATAGCTGAACAAATCAAAGAAATGGAAAAAAAGGCTCTCGATGCTCTTATTGAGCACATGGGAGGGCAGGCATCGCTTGCGCGATTCCTTGGCGTTTCTCGTCAATCAGTAAACGAATGGGTTTCCCGTGGGCGCATCAGCGCAACGGCTGCCATAGAGGTAGATAAGCTAACCAACGGACTTTTTAAAAAGGAAGATTTGCGCCCAGCAGTTACTCAATGGAGAGCAAAATAATGACAGGATATAAGGATTATCACGCCGCCGGATTCCCAATTATAGGAATCTACCCAATGGATCATGACAGGAAATGCACCTGCGAGCGTCCTGAATGCGACGCAGCAGGCAAACATCCCATAATGTCAAACTGGCAATGTGGAATCATATGGGAAGATGACCAACTTGAAAACATGCGTGAGTTTGGCCAGCTAAACAGTTTCGGCGTGCTGGTCGATGGCTATCTTGTCGTAGATGTTGACCCGCGAAATGGTGGCAATGAAGGGTATGAGGCGCTTTGCGAGGCGCTTGATATGGAGCTTGCCGATGAATCAGGATTTGTGGTGAACACCGGTGGTGGCGGCAAGCATATTTATTATAAATTGCCGGATGGAGTGAAGCTCAATTCTCACGACAAGCGATTCAAAGGAATTGACTTCAAGTCTTCAGGCTTCGTGATAGGGTGTGGATCATTCCATAAATCAGGCAACTTTTATGAAGCTGAGCATGGCTCTCCGTCATCCATAACAGAGCCACCATCGTCACTTGTTGAGCTATTGCAACGAGCAGAGCGCGAGGAATTTTCACTCGGCGCCGAATCGTTTTCCATGCAGGAACTTCAGGACATGCTGAACCACATTAACTGTGGTGAAGATTATGAGGACTGGATTCGCGTTGGCATGGCAATTCATGAGGCAACAGATGGCAACGGATTTGATCTGTGGGACTCATGGTCATCACGCTTCTCAAAGTATGACCCATCTGATATGGATTACCATTGGCACTCATACGGCAAAGGAAATGGCGACCGCGTCACTGCCGCCACGCTTGTTCATCTTGCGGAAGAGGGTGGATGGGTCCGTGCAGTATCATTTCAGGCATCGCCAGAAGAAATTGCATTGCTTGAGAAGTTTGAGAAAAAAATGGCGATGGGTGTTGGTGAATGCCCAGTCGATTACAAGTCTGTTGATGTGCGGTTTCCGCCAGGTTTCGTGGGAAAGCTAACGGAGTGGATTAACAGAAACTGCGCAGAGAAAAGAGAATATCTTGCAGCTCTGGCAGCCATCCATGCGGCATCAATCATCTGCGGCGCCTCTTCAGATATTTACCTTACCAATCGTAAGGCTGTGCCAAATCTTTTTTCTATTGGCATCGCGGGGTCTGGTTCAGGAAAGGGTGACGTGCTTGCGGCTCTGCAAAAAATTATCGACTGCTCAGGACTCAGCAAGACAGTGGCCGGCAAAATCCGTTCTGAAAGAGCCATATATGAGGGACTGGCAGCTAATCAGATGTTTAACCTCATTATGGATGAGATTGGCATCAAACTCGGCAGCGTGGTTGGGCAAAAGGTCAGCGAGTACAACATGGCCACGGCTGGCGCACTGATGGAGTCTTACACCGCAGAAATACTGTACTGTGACCAGCGCATCACTGATGAATACGTCAAGCAGTTTGAAAAAAGGCTTGGCAACCTCATGATGATGATCGAAGAAAACGAGTTGCAGGCAGATCCTGTCGATATTAAGCGTCAGTTTGAAGATGTGATTAGTCGTATAGATGGTGCGATACGAAATCCTTTCTTTTCCATGTTTGGCGTTTCGACTGATGACCAGTTTAAAAAACTCATTACTGAAGAGAACATAAAATCAGGTCTCATGGGCCGCGCCATGATTATGCAGGAGCTTCAGGAAATCGCAGACGAAAACGAAGACGTGGAATACTGCGACCTGCCAATGCCTATGCAAATGACCATAAAAACAATAATAAATGGCACTACTGCTGGTTATAAAAACTGGACAGAATCAATCATAAGCAGCAAAGAAAGGAGAGCAATAAAGGCAACGCCAGAGGTTTCAGCAATGGCAAAAGAGTTTTTTTCATGGCTCAAGATGATTGCCCGCCAGCACGTAGAAAATGGCACAGGCTATCAACCGTTGATTAACCGGTGCGCTGTAAAGGTGGCAAAGATAGCTGGAATTCTTGCCTGCGATACTGGCGTTATCACAATGGAGCATCTGCGGTATGCCGTTGCGCTCACCATCAAATCAACAAGCGATTTAATGATGCGGGCTGATAGTTTGTCAGGGGCTAACTCCAAGAGCAACGACAGGCGCGTTGAGGGGCTTGAATCGCTTGTCCGCGAGTACGTCAAGCGTGGAATGGCCCGTAAAGCAATCATTATTGGCGTGGCTAAGGATGGAAACTATAAACGAGCTGACTCTGAGCGCATGCTGGATAAGCTCATTGAAGACGGCGAGGTTATTGAGGATAAAGAGGCCAAGCGCACAAGCAACAGGGCCATCATCTACAAATTAGTTAATGATGAGGTAAGCATATGATCCGCGTAATTCAGCAAAGCGATATCTTTGCATACAGCCAGTATGAGGCTGAGTGCGAGCCAGAAGCAGCGCTAAACATGATGACTGGACGCAACCTCATGGAGGTCTACTATCACAGTGTGCCAGTGTTTCGTTGCAATATGGGTCACAGCATAGAGGATGATGTATTTTTCTGCCGCATAAACTACAAGGGCAACACGGCCTTCATTTCACAGCCTTATCGTGATGTGGCGAAAAAATGCGGCAAGTGGACTCCAGATGAGCATTTCGCTGGCAATGCCGTGGCAAACTTCTGCGATGTGTTTAGCATCGACCGTGAGGAACTGAAGCGATATCTGGATGCCAGGCGCAGCAGGGATAGTGCGGTTAGTCCATTTTGATGAAAAAGAAGAAGCCCACGAAAGTGGGCTTTTTTGTTAGTCAAACTGCGTCAGGTTGTATTCTGTGACGTTTATGTACTGTTTCAGTACGACGTCATGCGGAGCGCCGCTTTCTTTTATGGCTGCGTCGATTATTGTTTTTTTATCGGTTGTGTTTTTCATTATTTCAATAATGATACCCCTAACCATCCTTGCACGAGCCAGATGCTCATCAGGCGGGAGCTTTGAGTCTTTCTTGATTTCTGGCTTAGAGCTATCCTCAACCGAACCAAGTACGTAGACTATTGCTCTGTTGCTGCCTATCTTTCTATTGCTATCAATCTTTATGGAACCATCAGTAACCATAAGGTTTAGCATTTCTGAAACTTTTGTTTTGCTGGCGCTCTCTATGCCAGCCGCTGTTGAAATCAATTTTTTCTTTGTCATCCCACCAGAGTCCCTGACAAGAGAGATGATTCTTTCCCTTACCGCAGAGTCTTTATCAGTCCTTGTGGTTGATAACATCTCAACGACAGAAAGTATTCTTGATCTCATGTTACCAATGTCTTTTTCATAGGTAGCCTGCATCAACATAAAAACAACTGCATCTTTCTTCATAGTCACCTCCACTGGTTTAGGCTAACAATCTAACCTAAAATCATCTTAAAGTAAATGTGACCTTTAGAGCATTTCTTATGAAAAAAAACAGCATAATGAAGAATCCTTTAATCATGCGGCTTGCGTGGATTTTTTTGTGTGGTATCATTTTCTACGTAAGCAGCAATAACCATCCATGAAAGAAGAGAAGACTTTCAAAACGACTTTCGAAACAATCATTAATTGTTGATTTTTAAGAATAAAAAATCCGAAAGCCTAAAAACCGAAAGATTCTCGATCAAAATCCAAAAAAAATCATCTAACTTTAGAAAATAAATCCCACCCAGTTTTTAGGATTTTCGGGATTTAGGCCTACAACCCGCATCAATCCTCGCTTTCTATCGTCGTGACGCAAAAAACGTTCGGGACTATAGAGACCCCTATAAGACCTTTTTTTCTCCTTCAATACTTACTAATTATTTATATATAAACAATAGACTTTAAAACCTCTTAGAGAGATAGTAACTCACGTTACAAAAATATTAGCTTGCTATTGTTTATTTATTTTCATCATCATATTGACGTAGATTGAGCGCCATCGTATAGTTACCACACCAACAACAAAGAGGTGATGAAGAATGAAAAAAGGACAAATTGTTACAGCAACAGAAGTAAAACTTGGCTCAGGCGGCTATCTGACAGAGGGTAAGTCTTATGAGATTGTTTCTGCTATTGGTGATGAATGCCAGTACGGAAAAATAAAAACAGAATTTGGATTCGAAATCGTAAATGATATGGGTACGAAAAGCTTCTGCCTGTACCCAGAATGCCTTCACGCTAAATGGAGTATTTCAGAATGACCAAAGCAATCTACACGCGCACTCAACTGGAACCAGAAATGGGCGCAGTGAAAGCGCAAAACTTTATGATGGCGCAGGCGATGCATTCATACAGCAACGGTAAGCGCGTCTGTCGCGTTTTTAGTGGCGAAGGCAAGCATAGAGTGCTTGAGCAGGTTATCGTGTCATCTGGTGGAAACTAAACCGGTTTAGCAACGATGAATAAATTACTGGCAGTGGCTTTACTGGTTATCGCTAACGCGGCAAGCGCTGAAACGATATGGGTCACGAAGTACGCGCTGACCCGTGGCATTCAGAAGTACGAAAGCGCACAGCTATTCGCAGATGGTCAGGTGGCTGTGGTTGGCGATGTTTACTTTAAACGTGGTGAATACTGGCTTGATGAGCAACAGGCAAAAGAGCATGCAGAGACTTTGCGGCAACGCCGTGTATCTGCGCTGATGCGTGAGCTTGAGCGTTTACAGGCGGTTAAGTGAGGATTTATGGATATCGAAATTAAAGAAGTTCAGGAAATTATTAAAAACCTTGAGAGTAGTGGCGAGCTATCAATCAAAGAGGAAAAATACCTCAAGGTGGCAAAGCTGTGCATGCAGGTGGTTGCGGAAAATGTGGGGATAAAGGGGGCAATCCATCAACTAAAAAATATTGATTATCAAAATGAAAGCATGAATGACGTGACATTGGCAGAAGAGATTGGGTTCAATGCAGCTGTGATGGCCATGTATCGCTGGGTTCCTAAAACCCCCGGCTACGATGCGATCGGTGGCGGGGTTAAGGCTGATGGAGTGGATGAGTTTTCGAAAACTCTAGAGGGGGCCGCTGACATTTGTGGTAAGTCAAAAGCATGGGGGGCGCAAGAAAATTTACTTGATTTTGCTGAGCGTGGATTCGACTTCGCCAAGCAGCTGCGCGAGGGGGCTAATCATGACTGATATCACCGAACTGGCGCAGAGCATGAAAGCGGCGGCAGAGAATGCCGGAATAGAGCAATGGGTTAACAATCGCGGAGAGGTAAACACAGCCGATTATGGGGTGGATGGTGGCATGTATATCGACCACATTTGCGACTGTGAAATCGTCGGAACAGAAAGCCCGTGTGCAGAGTTCATTGCCCTGGCTAACCCTGCCAACGTTCTTGCGCTGGTAGAGGCGCTGGAGAAGGCGCAGCGGAGCATCGCCGAGCTGGAGTCACGCTTAAACTCTGCTGACAAATTGCAGGACAGTGCATTCCGTAGTGGATTGCAACACGGCTTTAGTCTCGGACAGACAGATGACCAAAAAGGTTATGAGCAGAGCATGGCCGCTTATAGCTCCCACACTGGCATCAAGGTGGAGGCTGAGTAGATGAAACCTGCAAATTTTGCCCCTGTGTACTGCGCACTTTATCCGGCACTGGCAGAGATAGCCCGCAAGCACGGTTACGCAATGGCTATTCACGGAACGATGGCGCGTGACTTTGACCTTATTTGTATCCCGTGGGTCGAGACTCCATCAAAACCTGAAGAAGTCGTGGCAGAAATCACCGCAACATATGCGACTACAGATATCACTAACCCTGGCTACAAGCCTCACGGTCGCCTGGCCTATTCCGTCTGCTTTGGGTTCGGTGAGTTCTTTGCTGACATGTCGTTTATGCCTGTTATCGAAGGAGCCAACCAATGACCAAATCAACCATAACCAGAGCGCGCATGCAGGAAATGCTAGAGTGGTGTGAGGTCTTCCGCCGCCACCCTCGCCTAGATGACATTGCCGAGGCTATACGCATGGCGCTGGCCGCAATGGACAGCGAGCCGGTTTTCACTCTTGAAGTTTCGCAAGCAGACTACAAAGGACAGAAACTGGGAAATCACTTTGGGTTTATCACTCTTGATGCGGCGCGTAATTTGAAAGAGGGAAGTTACCAGCTCTATCGCCACGCGCAGCCAGCGCCGGTAGTGCCGGATGGTTACGTGATGGTTCCGAAGGAGCCTACGGAGGAAATGCTACAGGCTTCCTATCGTGAAGCGGCTGTGTATAGCCCCACGGCTTATCGAGCGATGATTGCAGCCGCCCCGCAGGAGGGAAAACAATGAAACCCTACATCATCCGAAGACTGATTGCCGCATCACTGCTGGCATTCTGGATTGCTGCTGCACTGGCCGCCTACTTTATCTTGAGGTGATTTATGCTGTGGAGCGACATTCAGGCTGCATGCGAAGAGGCCGACTTTCTTTATGAGGATACTGGTAAGCATCATGACGTCATTCAGGTTGGCAGCATGATGATGGTGGTTGAGCATAACAGCATGCTTCGGCATATGTACTCAACTACGAGGTATCAGTAATGCCGCAGAAATCAAAGCAGGAGGTATGGCAGAGCGCTCAGCTCGAAGGTGTTAACCATTTCATAGCAGCAATCGCAAAAGCCTTTCCTGATGCTATTGAGGTAGTTCACGTTCAAAGCAATAACTGTAATGTTTGGTGTTATGCGAAAACTGATGTACAATCATCTCATCAATCATCACCCACCACCCTTTAACCCGCTTCGGCGGGTTCTTTTTTTATCTACGCCATGTGGTAAGATATGTCCTATGCGAGTTACTCAAAGGACACATATAAAATGGCAAATCCGAACCCTAAGCACAAATTTTCATCAAGCAATCAGCCGCCACCAAGAGGAAAAAGCTACAGAACTGTGCTTCTTGAAGCATTGCGTGCTGCAAATACTCCGATGAATGAGATTGAATTCGTCACGTACTACATCAATAAGGCGATGGCATGCGAAGACGCTCAGGCTACTGGCATGCTGCGTGAGATATTCCTGCGACTTAACCCAATTCCAAAGCCTGTAGCGCCCCCTGTTGAGTTTGATTTTCCTGCTGACGGCACACCTGTGCAGAAGATGGATGCGATTATCAAGGGTGTCTCTACTGGCGTTGTTCCGGCCGACATTGGCAAGATGATGGCGGACATTCTGAAGGCAGGGCTTGATATCGAAGAGGTAACAGAGCTTGCGGCGCGCCTTGAGCGACTGGAGAAGTTACTGGAGCAGCAGAATGGATGATGAGGAAAATAATTACAAATCAAAATGTGATGAGATACTGTTACCGCGCAACAGCAGTAATCGCGGCGTTACTTTTGATAAAGCAATGACGGATGAAGAAGTGATGGACATTTTGCAGGGGCTAATCAATGGCTCGTAAACGCCTGTCAGCACTGGCAATAGAAAAGCTGGAGGCGCAGGTGGATGATGCGATGACCGATGTGGCAGAGTCGGCCATCTTCGGCATCTGCGATATGCAGAAGAACGTCATCAAGCGCCTCAGAATGACCGCTACGGGCGTGGAGGATGTCACCAGTGAAACAACGCAAGAAGACCACTTAATCCCCGCAAAACTCGAAAGGCTGCTTTATCCGAAGCGTAATAAGGTTGTCTTTGGTGGTCGAGCATCAACAAAGACCCGTACCGTGGCAACCATACTCACTGAGTCCGCGAGATTCAGGCCTGAGCGTATTGGCTGTTTCCGCGAAATTCAGCAGTCTATCGAGGATTCCAGCTATCAGGAGCTGGTAGATGAAATCGACCGCAAAGGCGAATCATCGGAATATCGCTGCATCGACGGCAAGATAACCCACAAGCGAACCAAATCAAAATTCAGATTCCGTGGCCTCTATCGCAACATCACCGGCGTCAAGGGTTTTGCCGGGATATCGAAAGCATGGGTGGAGGAAGCTGAAAACGTCAGTCAGGCGTCATGGGACATCCTTGAGCCAACCATCCGAGCAGAAGGTTCTGAGATATGGGTGACGTTCAACCCCAACAAAGAAACCGATGCCACTTGGACTCAGTGGGTGGCGCCCTATTACGACAAGATGGTTGATGGCATCTACGAGGATGATGACACATTAATCATTGAGTGTAATTACCGAGACAACCCGTGGTTCTATGACACCCCGCTCCCAGCATCCATGGAGAAAATGAAGGCGGTAGATTTCGACCGATATCTCTGGATTTGGGAAGGAAAATTTAATAAACGAAGCGATGAGCAGGTATTCGGCGGCAAATGGCGCACCGCATCGTTTGAGATTAATCCTGAATGGCATGGCCCGTATCACGGCATGGACTTCGGTTTCTCTGGCGACCCTGCTGCGATGGTTGAGGTATGGGTGGAAAACCTGCCCGGCGACCGGAGGAACATTTATATTAATCGTGAGTATGGCAAGGTTCATCTTGAGATTACCGACCACCCGGCAGCAATGGACCAGGCATTTCCGATGGCGCGCAAGGCTCGATGGTATGCTGACTCCTCAAGGCCGGAAACCATCAGTCACATCAAGCGCGCTGGCTTTGACATTCATCCCTGCAACAAATGGCCCGGCAGCGTTGAGGATGGCGTGACATGGCTCAGGGGTTGCGACAACATCATCATTCACGACCGCTGCACTGAAATGAAAAACGAGGCTGCGATGTACAGCCATAAGGTCGACAAGAATACAGGTCTTGTGCTTACTGAAATCGTTGATAAATACAACCACTATTGGGATGCCGTGCGCTATGCGCTGAATGACTATATTGTGCAGCGTGGCTCTGGTTGGATTAGGAGGAGCAGGAGATAAGATGAAGCCCCGTTGTCGGGGCGGTTTAGTTATGCGTTGATGATAAAATTAAACGCGCCAGTTTTTCCTGTTTTCTCAACGTATTCAGCGTATTTCTGGTTGATTCCACCTTTAAAACTGTCAGCCATCGGCGTAAGGATTTCATACATTGCCGCAGCAAAGGTGGAGCGCTTATCTTCGTCAAATGCCAGGTATTCATTAGTCATCTGCTGCTGCTTCTGGAAGAAAGTCATGATTTCCTCATGGATAACTACCATCACTTCCGCGTCAGTCATTTCAGCAGTAACACGCGCCTTAACACCCTCAACGATGAACGGCGCTACTTTTTTGAACTGGTTCAGGATGTTTTCCATTTTGATTTACTCGCTTATCTTCGGCATCGCGCCGCCTCAATGATTACAATCTACATCAACCACGAATCAACGGCAACATTTATAATAGATTATTTATAAAGCCAGCAATGAATCCCCGCATTGCGCATTGCGGCATAAATCACGTCATCAGACACGACCGCCATTGCCACCCTGTCAGCGTCAATCTGCTGGTGCGAGGCCATAATGTCATCATAGAAGACGTCGTTAGCATGCAGCCACTCATACGCATGCTTCGCCTTCATGATAAGCACATCATGCCCGGCAGAGTAGAGCGACTTAGCCAGCGCAACGTTGCCAGCAATAGCATTGCCCTCCGCATCACGCAGCACACCATCAAGCTCGAAAATGACACATTTCATAAGATTTCTCCGAGAGGTTTCATTTTAATCTACGCCATGCTAGAATCTACGTCAAGGCGCATTGACATAACTACATCACCGGGGGCATCATGAAGGCATACTCATCTTTTTCGTGGGAGCAGAAGGAAAAAATATACTCACTCGCAAGAGCTGGTGTGTCTGATGATGCTCTGTGCGAAAGGTATGATGTGGATGAGGCCATCCTGCTGCGCATGTATGATGAAGTGCTGTGTGAGTTGCAGCGGAGACGTGGATACAGTGGGCTGAAGACGATTAATGATTTCTTTCGGAATGTTGAGATAAATAACGATGAGGGTGGTGATTTATGATTATTGAAGGAAGGATTTTTACCGACTTGTCTGCCAGAGAGGTAACAAGTCAAGTGTCAATGAACATCAATCAAGATGGCGACGCAATAGTCATCGACAAACACCAGGCCGCGCAGCTTATCGAAGTCCTGCAACGCTGGGTTAATGGCGAGGAGATTGAGTGATGAAAGCTGTCAAAACAATCCTGTTCTGCATCATCAATCCGCACCTGATTGTGATGCTGGTATTCGCTGCCATGCTTCTTGGAGCAAGGAAGTCACTTTATTATCTTTCCGACAAGCTGAATGATGCTGCACGTTACATTCAGAGTGTTGACTATAAACTCGCTGCGAAGTCGCAGCCAGCATGGTTCAGATCGCTGGTTGATGATGAGGCGAAGTGATGTCGTATTTCTTCCTGATATTCGTAATCACAAGCAACACGTCCAATATGCAGGTGGTGCCGATGCAAAGCATGGAGCAGTGCAGGGCGGCCATTACGGCAATGAAAATCGCTGAGGAAAAGCGGACGTGGAATGATGTAAGTCCAAATGTTGACAATTTGCAATGCGTTGAGGTGAAGTGATGACAAGAAAACAGATTCATGATGTTGCGGTTGGTTGCAGGAAGTGGATTGAGGAGATATGGTTTAAGCCTGGATTCAGTGGAAAGCGCTATAAATTGTACGCCAAATGTCGCGGTTTGGTTCTTGGGGATAGAATAGAGCTTGCTATATTCCATAACAATGACCAGGCCCTTCAAGAGAGAGCCTTTGGTGACTGATACCATGCTATAATCCCATCCATGCGATGGGATTTTTTATGGTGACGAAATGTCAAAGTTAGAGGCGGTAAACGCCTATATTCAGCAGCGAGTGGCGAACAATAACAGGCTCATCGAGCGGCAGCGTCGGGAGTTTAGCGGTGTAAACATAGACCAAAAGCACACCAGACTGTATGTCGAATGTGGCTACCCTGAAGAAATCACCGCCGAAATGTTCCGCTATGCCTATGAGCGCTATGCGCCGGCAGCCGCTGGCGTTAATCGCGTACTCGATAAGTGCTGGCAGACTCCGCCGCAAATCCTCGAAGAAGGCGCCGATGATAAAGCAAGCACTCCGTGGGAGAAAGCCGCCAATAAGCTGTTTAAGCGCGCTGCGCCGTTCATTAAGGATGCAGACCGCCGCAACCTCATTAACCGCTACTCGGGCCTAATCCTGCAAATCCGCGACGGAAAGCAGTGGAATGAGCCGGTGGACACCACGAAAACAAAACGCATCAAGGATGCTGCCATTGTCCGCTACATTCCGGCGTGGGAAGAGCAGCTCCGCGTCAGTGAATGGGAAAATGACGAAGCCAGCGAAGACTATGGTCAGCCGAAGATGTACGAATATCAGGAGTCGGTAGTCGGCGCCTGCAACAGCGACGGTAAGCCAACGCGCTCCCTGAGTATTCACCCTGACCGCATCATCGCGTTCGCTGAGGGCGCAATGGATGGCTCCATTTACTCTGGCGTTCCGCTTCTGCGTGCCGGGTATAACCACCTCATCGACATGGCTAAAGTCACCGGCTCAAGCGCCGAGGGCTTCCTGAAGAATGCAAGCCGACAGCTCAACGTTAATTATAATAAAGACAACGTTTCCGCTCAGTCTCTGGCGCAGCAAATGGGCGTGCCGCTGGAAGAACTGGCTGATGTGCTCAATGAGGATGTGGCGCGCCTGAATGAGGCGATTGACGCGGCAATGTTCACGATGGGCGCAGATGTCAAAGTGCTCTCAGTTACGCCAGCAGACCCAAGCCCAACGTGGACTATTGCAGCCAACCAGTTTGCGGCATCCATCAAGAAGCCATTCACCATCCTGTTTGGTCAGCAGACTGGCCGCCTTGCATCCGATGAGGATAAAACCGACGACGCCATGAGCGCCAAGCAGCGCCGCGAGGACTGGCTGGACTACATCATCTCGGTATTCATTGACCGGATGATTTCCTTTGGCATTCTGGATAAGGCGCCAGAAAGCGGTTATTACTGCAAATGGGACGACCTGCTTGCACCTTCCGAGCTGAACAAGGCCGACCTGCTGGTTAAACTTGCCACTGCAAACAAATCCGTATTCGACGCAGGTCAGATGGCCCTGATGACAGCAGATGAGATGCGCGGAATTGTCGGTATGGAGCCTCTGGAGGAGCAGCTTCCTGAGGGATTACAGGAAGGTCAACAGCAAGACCAGACAGACGACCAACAGCGGAGCCAGACCGATGCGCCTCCTAAAAATTAATGCCCGGCTTCCGCAGCCAAAATTAAGCATGAGCCTGACAGACCCACTCGGCGCAGTGGGTCGCGTCAACAAGATGGTGCGCGATGTTGACGCCAGGTATGTGACGCTAAAATCGCAGGTTGCCGGATTGTTCCGCACTATTCCTGTGGCGACCGGCAATGCGGATACTGGAAATTATTATTATGATTTCTCCGCCTACCGCGCATCGACATTCTTTGATGAACTTCAGCGCATTCTTGATGGTCAGCTGCTGGAAGGCGATGACTTCACGCACGGAAGGCTATGGGCATCATCCTATGTCAGCGATGCCATGTATGCTGGCACGCAGAAGGCAAACTCAGACCTTGGCGACCTGTCGTCGGCATACAAAGACAGCAGGCCGCTTGCTGAAATACTGTACTCTCAGCCGTATCTCGACAGGCTTCAGCTTGCGTACACTCGCACGTATAACGATTGGGGTGGCCTTTCAGATTATACCCGGCAGCAGGTGGCGGAAGTCATCACTGCTGGCATTGCAAATGGCGACGCTCCTGGAGTGGTTGAGCAAAATATCGTTAATCGCATGGACGTATCAAGGAGCTATGCGCGATCAATTGCTCAGACTGAAATCACCAACACCCTGCGTGAGGCTAACAGGCGCGAAGTGAAAGAGGCACAGGTCACGCTTGGTATGGATACCATCATGCTCTGGCAATCCGCGCTGATGAAGACCACCCGCGTCACTCATGCCGCGCGTCACGGGAAGTATTACACGCCTGAAGAGATTGATGAGTTCTACAGCGAAGGTGCAAACCGCCGTAACTGTCACTGCGCACAGACTCCAGCGCTGGTGATGGATGGCAAGCCGGTTATACTCGAGAAGACCCAGGAAAGGCTCGATAAGCAGCGTGAGGCATGGCAGGGCGCACATAAGAAAGCCGCCTGATGGCGGCTTTTGTTAACGTTTTTTAATGAACCCTCCGCAACCACATTTTGGGCACATCGTATATCGAATGCCTGGCTTTTCAATTCTGTCGCGGTTGTGATGTTCGTGCTTGCACGCTACGCAGATGATGATCATTAATCCTCCAGCTTCACGCCTGGAATTTTACCTGCTGCGATGGCGTCATAAATTTCCTCTGCCATATCACTGTGGTTATCTTTTCGCTTAGCATTTGTCATTGCGCCATAAATCTTATCGCAGATATCATCGCGCTTCCGATCTGCTTCGGTGCGGAGTGGGCGTAACTTGATATCTGTCGGATGGTAGGCGCACTCAGTATCCCCAGTGGAATCACCCTGTGTTTCAATGATTATTGTATGCTTGCTGATGTAGCGAATTACGCCACTGTCCCACGGCTCACCGGCCCATGAATATTCACACTCAACCCCAACCGGCGGATGGCCTTCACCACTCCAAACCGGCGCGGCATCCTGACCTATGCACTCATTCAGGTCGGCTTCGTCATCTGCCCTGGTGATGCCAGCATAAGCATTCCATGCAGCAGCGCGCACCTGTTCTGATTTCGTCGGCTGGTGCAGGCGGTAGGCGATGATGTTGGAGCCTTGCCAAATGTGCTCCCATGAATACTCGCCAGCGGGGTATCCTGATTGTACATATCCTTTCTCAAGTTTGACATCCACAACTGTGTTTGTGCTAACTGGCGGGTTCTTGCCACCACCCCACTCAATCCAGCCGTCATTTTTGGCAGCCAGCGCGGCTTCGTACTGTTCGCGGGTGATGATGGCGGTGGCGTAGTCAACAGGTTCTTCGCAATCAAGTAAGGCACCTGAAAGCCAAGAGGCACCATGGTCAGCTCCATCGTCCTCGAAGATTGAAACGTCGTCACCAGTCATCGCTGGTGCGCCACCAACAGTGAAACACACCCTACTGAAACGTTTTGCATAGACAGCGTGTGACGCCTTCGCTGGCCAACCATCACGCTTCGGTAATTCTTCAACCAAAATATCAATCAGCTTCATTTCTTATCTCCGTTATAAATACTTTTAAGTTCGCCCATCACATTCAGCCATGCTGCATGCTCATCCATGCCGCTCATCACCAGCCTTACGTAGCGATTGCGGGCCTTAAACATCAGGCGCGGGCACATTATTTGTCGCCCATCGTTGACAGGCAGACTTCACGGGCGACAGCGGCCACTTCTTTCGGTGTCTTGTCTGTCATTTTGTATGCCCCATCAACGATGGCCTTGCTGAGTTGGTTAAATTCAGCGCTATACTGGCCTCCAGAAGAAACCATCAGCGCGAGCTGCTTTGATACGCCAGCATCACGGGCTTCTGCTGCCGCTTCACCGAACTCACCAACTGCATTGCAAAACTCGCCAGCCGACGCACCAAATGAAGCCATTGCGAATACTGCTGCTGCGATTAATTTTTTCATTTTTTACTCTCCTGTGTTTGTGTATCTACATCATCGCTTACGATTCAATCTACGTCAAGTATTTTTATGATATAATGACACATGGGTTAGGAAGTTATCGGTTGAGGAAATCATTATGTCAAAAAAAATGTCAAACGAAGACTTTGTGGCATCAGCCAGGGCAGCACACGGGAGTAGATTCAGGTACGAAAAGTGCGTTTATGACGGGAAAAAGAAAAAATTAATAATAATTTGTAGGATGCACGGGGCTTTCCTCACTCATCCAGATACCCACTTAAAGGGAAAACATGGAGGATGTGATAAGTGTGCAAGGATTCAGCATGGCAGGAGATCATCAGAAAGGTGCAGGAGCAAGGTGAGAGACCTTGATATTTCCGATATCGTTAAATATGAACCTGAAACGGGTGATTTTACTTGGGTTAAGAACACAACAATTCGAGACTCAATAGGAAGGAAGGTTGGTAGCAAAACTAAGAATGGTTATATTGAATGTCAGATTCAGGGAGAGAGGTACTTACTACATAGACTGGCTTGGTTTATGCACTATGGATCATGGCCGCCAGGTGAGATAGATCACATTAATTGCATCAAAACAGATAACAGAATTAAAAATCTTAGGCTTGCCACTTTTTGTGAAAATCAACAAAACAAGGGCATTTCAGAAAGCAATAAGTCAGGCGTCAAAGGCGTCTGCTGGGACAAAAGGTTATCAAAATGGAAAGCCAGGGTCTACGCATCAAGGGTGTTGGTGGCAGAGAGGGTATTTGACGACCTGAATGAAGCCGCAGAGTGGATAAAAAATGTTAGAATGAGACACCACAAAGAATTTTCCCGGGAGGCTTAGGGTGAAATTATCTCAAAAGGGCATTGAACTAATTAAACAATTCGAGGGTTACAGCTCGAAGGCATATCCAGACCCAGCCACTGGCGGAGCGCCGTGGACTATCGGTTACGGTACAACCAAAGGCGTTAAGCCAGGCATGGTTATCACCGCACAGCAAGCGGAAAAGATGCTGCGTGACGACGTAGCGAAATTTGAAAGCGGCGTCTCGTCACTCATCACCGCCCCAACAACTCAGGGCCAGTTTGATGCAATGGTGTCGCTGGCCTACAACATCGGGCTTGGTAACTTTGGCAAATCAACTCTGCTGAAAAAGCATAACTCCCGCTGCTACACCTGCGCCGCAGACCAGTTCCGGGTATGGAATCGCGCTAATGGCAAGGTCATGAACGGACTGACCAAGCGCCGCGCAGATGAACGTCAGGTCTACATGTCATGAGGCGCCTAACTAACTGGCTTATCGGCATTTGGGCGTCATTCTGCTCGCTGATTCAGCTCTGGCCTGACGCTATGGTTCATGTATGGGCATTCATGCCGGAAGACTTAAAGTCTTCCATTCCACCGATTGCGGTCAAGGCGATCAGCTACAGCATCCTTATTGCCTCGCTGTTTGGAAAAATGCACGGCATGAAGAAAGAGATTAAGGCGCTGAAAAATGATTCTGCAAATCCTCAAGGCTAACTGGAAAGTTGTTGCGGCCATTATCGGCGTAGCACTGCTGGCGCTGATTATCTACGGGAAGTGGGTCAATTACGGGAAGGAGAAATATAACTCTGGATATCTGGCCGCCGTAGAGGCACAGAAGGTCAAAGACAAAGAGGCAAGCGAACAACATGAGCAAGACAAAAAGACCATCGAGCAGGAAGCGCAAGGCCGCATTGATGCCGCGCGTGCTGATGCTTCCGCTGCTGCTGTTAAGTCTGGCAGGTTGCAGCAACAGCTCGCCACAATCAGAAAGCAGCTCCTCGATTATTCCAGAACTGAGTCCATTGGCAATCCAGCCGCCAGTACCGGAGTTTTGCTCTCCCAACTGCTCAGCGAATCTGTCGAAAGAAATCGACAACTGGCAGAATATGCTGACTCAGCAAGAGAAGCAGGATTGACTTGTCAGGCGCAATATAACTCCCTGCGCAATAAAAAAGCCCCGTAAAGGGGCTTTTCTGTCAACCAATAACCATCCAGTCGCTAGCGATCATATCGGTTTGGCTTGCCAGCCATGGCACCAGTTTCCCATCAGCCGTTTTCATGCAGATAAAAGGTAGCGTATTAAGCCCGTCAATCCCATCAATATCGCACTCAAAGTCCCATGCCCCTCCTGCTATCATGAACAGGAACATACCCTTTCCATTCCACCCATTTCTTGCTACCTTGCATCCAATTCCCATCTCCTCCAGGGCCTCACCAAAGCTTAAAGACATTTTTACACCTCATTCGTATAGTGGTTTCATTTCATAGCCAAACATGGCCGCGTTTTGGTGCTCAACACTACCAGCAAACGCCAGATAACGACGTCCACGATTGCTGGTGATGATGTAGGCGATTGGCTCGCCAAGCCTTGGGGCATGATAATCTCGCAGGGCTGGTTCGTGTAACTCTATCATGTCAATTTCAATGCGTGGTATTGGATGGTTCATTATTTTACTTCCACATTCAGTTTAACCCACCCCTTCCCGGGCACACTTTTGATTTTCCCGGCCTTGCGCAGTGCTTGCAGACGCCGGCCCAGAACTCGAAATCCTTCTCCTTTTTTTGTTGCGAAACTCTCGCACGTGGTAAATACCTTGCTATCAAAATCGCTGCGACCGCGTTCGTAGAAATGAATCTGATAGAATGGAATCGGAGTATCATTATCAATTTTATCCAAAATTAGCTTATCCAACTCGGCATACTTGCTCATTTTGCATCCCCATTCAGTTCATTAACAATTAATGTTGCATAGCCAGCAATGTCCTTCCAGCTATCGTCATATGTCGGGTCGCCATTCAGGATTCGACCGATTTTATGCTGAATCATGTCGAGCGCTTCCTTCTGGCTCGCCGTCAGGTTGTTCCAACCATCAACGTCGCGCATGGTGTCTTTCAGTGACTGCATGATTTCTGCACCGTCTTTGAATTTGCCATAGCGGCTTCCGCGCTCGGTGATGAGGCGTCCTGTGGGGGATTCAAATGGCATCCATGGGTCGGGCTCCAGCTCACGATGAGCGATAATAATGTCGCCAACCTTTTCGATATCCTTATCCCGGCCTGCGTAATCCAAACCGAGATGGTATACCCTGCCAGTTGATGCTGATTTCACAACAAGAATAGCGCCTGGATGGCCTTCAAAATCTGCTTCACTTCCTTTATGGTATTTGTATTTCATCACTCACCTCTCAACGTAACTTTGTTTTTCTCATCTACGCTGAAATGCTCGCGCACAAACGCATACATTTCTTCGGCGCTCCATTCCCGCATTGCTACATAGCAGTGCGCGTAATATCTGACATCTCGCAGGCTTAACGGTTGGCGCTTAGCGATAATCTCAGTCAATACTTCCAGTGGTTCTTTGCGTTGTCTCGCCATTGTCGCTCTCCTGTGAAAATCATCTTGACGAATCTACGTCAATTAGTCAATACTCTGTGTTGTAGATTGTACCATAATGATAAAAGGTGGTGTGGAATGAAGAAGTGGCAGGAGGTGACAGAGGTTCATAAGCGCGATTGCCGGGAGACTCTGCAAATGCTTAATGTGCCGGAGTCAATCATTAAATCTATCGAGCAGCGCATTGACCTCGCTGCTATGGAGGCAGCCCATGAAGCCGAGGAAGCGCAAATGTTGTCATGGATGGACAGAACTCTACCGGGCGTTTTACATCGTGGTAAGACTACCGATTGAAGATGATGACGGGTATCTGCATAACCATAGTCAGGTACTCAAATATTATGGCGTTCACTATAAAGTGCTGATGGAGAGAAAAAATGACTACTGATCAGGTGTACGAAAAAGAGTTGCTGAACAAGCTGGAAGAACTCGACCGCACTCGCGCATGGGTTGAAAGCGAATTGCGCGAGGTTCGCAACCGCATGCAACGGCAGGTTAACCGCGAAATTATCGAATGGCGCGAGGGGCGCCCGCATTTCAGCAATATTGGTGAATGGGTGGCGAAATGAAACCAATGATGAATGATAATGGGCTGCTGGAGTGTCCATTTTGCAATGAAATTAGCGTTGGTGTTGCCACTGATGAAGATGGCTGGCAATACATTGAATGTAGTGATTGTTATTGCCGCACGGATGGTTTCAGAAATCCCAAACTCATGGTTGAAAGATGGAATACCCGCAACGGCCACCTCTACACCGCTGACGACTACAAACAAGATGCACTGGAGCGCGCAAATGGACTTTAAAACGCAAATACTCACGGTGATAGAGCGCTGTGGTGGCGCAACCAATGCCATGATACGCAAGCAGACTGGCATGACAAACCGAGCCAGCGTTACAGGCTATCTGATTGAGCTGGAGGGTATGGGATTTATTATTAAAGAGGAAAGCGTCAGCTATGGCAGGCGCTGCTTTAAGTATTTCCTCAATCCCGATAATACCGCGCTTGACATGGCAATTCAGACGTACCTTGAGGAGAATCCGGGACGCAAGAGCAAGCAGATAGCAGAGGCTGTCGGCGTCAACTACACCATCCTGAAAGCGCGTATGCGCTATCTGGCGAGCATTGGTCAGGTTGACCGTGAAATGCTTCCCGGTGGCGCGTGGAAATATTACTGGCAGGAAATCATCCCGTTTGGAATGAGTCGTGACAGGATGATGTTTGAAAAGCTGCTTGCCGCGGTGCGCCAGTCATGTGGGCGGTAAAGCATAAATCAGGAACCGTGCTGTTTATCACCAATTGTGAACGCACGGCCAATAATCGCAGAGAAATGGAGTGGATAGTGGAACAAAGAAAATGCAGAGTAACAATTGAGTGGTTAAACGGAAAGAAAAGCACCTTCTTCGCTGATGGATGCGCGGAGATGGATAACAGCATCATGCTTTCAGTTAATGGTACTGATTTGCATATTCCATGGCAAAACATGGTTGATGGCGAGATTAAGTATTTTGATGAGGGCGAGGAATGACAAGTAGAGAGCAGTTTGAAAAATGGGTTGGTGATAGCGTAAATTCTGATGTGCACAGGGGTATTATGCTTAGCCGCCATGAGAATGGAAATTATAGCCACCTTGCGACAAGACACAAATGGGATGCTTGGCAAGCATCGCGCGCGGCAATTGAGATTGAACTGCCAGAACCATGCTCCCCTGGTGATTTCTGTGTAGACATTCCGGCACAAGCTCATCATGAGGTTGTCGAGGCAATAGAATTGGCTGGATTAAAGGTGAAAGTATGAAACTACAACTTAACGAAATCATGGAAGCAACAATTAGCGAGCTGGATGACATTGATATGACGCTTGCCTTTGAGATTGAGGCTATCGAGCGTCAGCTTGCTGGCAATCAGAATGGAAATAAGGTATGGAGAGAGAAGGCCATGAAGGCAAAGGGACACATGCAGCGCACCCGCGCGCTGGTTCGCACTCGCCTTGATAAGCTCTACTACGGCGAAGAAAGAATGTTGCACGGCGCCATTCTGGCTGAAATCCGAAAAACGATGCCTGTAGGGAAATTCATGGATGCCGTAAACCGCGCAAAAGTTAACTGCGGAATGTTAAATAAGAATAGTCCTCAATAAATTCTCTTCCGTGGCTGTTACCTTGCATTCAGGAGGTAGCAGCCATGCCAATCATACTGATATCATTCTTTGCTACTCTTTTCGCTTTTACCGCATCTCCACTTTACCTTCTCGCGTCCGTTTCGTGGTGCATATTCATGGTGTGTTATAATCCGGGCATAAAGTAAGCGCGGAGAAAGGTCATGATTGTCAAAATTGGCGACAAGTGGGTCGTTAAATCTAAGGATGGCTCGCACCAGTTTGGCGAGTACGACACCGAAGAGGCGGCGAAAAAGCGCCTTGCTGAGGTTGAGGCATTCAAGCACATGAATAATAAATTACAGGTTAACATCCTGTACACCATCAACTCAGCCAGCAACATCAGTGAAAAAATCATTGATGGCGACCCGCATTATGTCATCAAGAATGTTGTGCCGGTGGTAGATGACATTGTCATGAATGGCGGCCTGTACCCTGGCGATGAGATTAAAAAATCATTCCATGGGCTTGACGGGAAACCAGCGCCATATGACCACCCGAAGATTGACGGCAAATATGTGTCAGCAAACATGACGCGAGCCGCTAATCAGTTCAGCGTTGGTGCATGGATTGAGAACTCATCTCATGACGGCAGCAAGGCGCTGGTAGACCTTTATATTAATAAGGTAGTGGCTGAGCGCTCTGATAAAGGCAAAGAATTGCTGTCGCGTATTGACGGACTCAAAGTTAATAGCGCCGATGCCGAACCTGTTCAGGTGTCTACCGGCCTGTTACTCAACCGTGAGCAGGCATCAGGAACTTCCAAGGGTAAAAAATATTCCTGGATTGCCAGGAATATGGAGTGGGATCACCTCGCCATTCTTCCGCCTGGTATTCCCGGCGCTGGCGGCCCTGCTGATGGTGTCGGTATCTTTGCTGCTAACGGCGAAGATATTGAGCGTGTTGTAGTTAACCTTGAGGAATCGGCAATGACCGACGAAAGTGCAAACAAAATCAAGTGGTGGCAGCGCGCCATCAATCGCCTGACTGGCAATCAACTGTCATTCACTGATATTACCGAGCAGCTCCGCAATATCATCAAGGCAGAGACTCAGGCTGATGTATGGCCCTATATCGTCGCCGTTTATGATAATTACTTCGGCGTTGAGATTGACGGCACCATTTATATGCAGTCCTACATCGTCCGTGAGGATATGGTAGAATTAGTCGGTGAACGGGTTAAGGCTGTTTATAAGACAGAGCTTGAACCGGTAAAAACAACTCAAGGGGAAATCTCAATGACTAACGAGGAATTACAGGCTGTATTAGCCGATGCCCTCAAACCGGTTCAGGAATCGTTGACCGCAGTCAACCAGAAACTGGCCGATGTGGAGGCGCAAAACAAAACCCTGCGCGACCAGCTGCAAGCCAATGCCGCACAGGAAGAAACCGCAATGCGCGCCGCCATTATGGCTGAGCTGAAGTTGCCGGAATCTGCTGTTAATGCGCTGACTGGCGAAGCACTGCGTGAAACCTATGCGCTCACCAGTAAAGCGGCTCCGATTTCCGGCGGGTTCCAGCCGAACCGTGCCGAAGAAGATTTTGATATGGAGGCACCTGAATAATGGCTACTATCCGTTATGGCACCATCATCGGCGGCCCGGCCCGCAAAAATGACCCGCAGTTGCGCGAAGGTCTGATGAACGTCGCCCTGCAACCTGGCGCACTGGTCGACTTCAACTCCTCAGACAAAATCATCGCGCATGCGACTGATGGCGGTCAGGGTTTCCCCTACGTTCTGCAACACAACTATGTTGGTGGCGGTGACGTGAGTGAAGCTGTACCGGCGAATGCTACCGGCATGGCAGTACAATGCGAATTTGGCGTAACGTATCACGCTCTGGTTGCGGCATCCTCCGTGCTGGTAAAAGGTACTCCGCTGGCAAGCGATGGCTCCGGCGCGTTAAAGGTTGCAGAAGCAGGAGAAAATATCCTGTTTTATGCGTATGAAGCCTACACCGTAGCATCTGATGGCGCTGAACTCGTTGCAGTTCGTCGTGCTGGCAATGCTGCAATGCCTGCGGCGTAAGGAGCCGAACAATGGAAAAGATTATCTTTACGAAAGGCCTGATCACCAACTCGCAGGTGGTCAGAGAGCAGTGGCGCCACCTGACTGTTGACCGCAAGGTTTTCATCAATGGTGAAAACGCTCTGGCGAAAGAATACGGCGTGAACGCCACCGCACTGGTAACGAAAGACTACTGGCGCGAAGTGGACGATGTGACCACCCGTGTCTTCCGCAATGAGTCCGGCATGGACATGATGGCCGACCTGATGACGCTGGCGACCAACATCAACATCGGCAAGACCGTGGCAGTTAGCCGTATGGCTTCCGACGCTGGTAAGGTTGTGCGCACCATCTCCGGGCAGGAGCCTGAAGACCTGGATAAAACCCGCTACTCCTACAGCGGCGATGTAATCCCGATCTTCAAAACCGGTTATGGCCGTGAGTGGCGTGAGCTGCTGGGTATGCAATCTGAAGGTTTCGACCCGCTGATTGATGACCAGGAAAACACCACCTTCAACCTGCGCGCAGACATGGCGGATTATCTGCTGGTCGGCGATGCAAGCCTGAACGTGAACGGCGTTTATACTGCTTACGGCATCACCAACCACCCGAACACCGTGCAGCTTAACCTGAGTGCCTCCGGTACTGGCGAGCTGAACATCGACCTGCAAACTGCAACCCCTGATGAAATCGTTAAGTTCTTCAACCAGGATTTCCAGGCGGTTCTGGATACGCAGAACGTGTTCGAGCCGGTTACTCTGTGGGTTTCTCCGGCCGTGCGCCGATCCTTCAGCCGCCCGTACTCCAACGCGGCAGGCTTCAAAGGCGGCACCATTGAGGATTATATCCTCGCATTCGGCAAAACCGGCAACGTTGGCCGCATCGCGTCTATCGGCACCAACTTCAAGCTGACCGGGAACCATTTCGTCGGCTATGTGAAGAATGCGCTGTATATCCGCCCTCGCGTCGCTCAGCCGGTATCCACCTATGCAGAGCCGCGTACCACGCCGCACGCTAACTTTAACTTTTTAACGTGGGCTGCTATGGGTTTGCAAATTCGCCGGGATTTCTCGGGCCGAAGCAAGGTGTTCAACGGCTACGGCACGCAAACCGCGCTGTAAAAATAAAGGGGCGAAAGCCCCTTTTAACTATCAGAGGTTATCATGGCTAAATACGAAGTTATCGCCAGCGGAATCTTTGTCAAGGATAAAGACGGTCGCCTGCGTGAGCTTGCTATTGGCGATATCATTGACGAATCAAGCCCGCACATTGAGTCAAAACTTCGCCCGGTTAGTGAGAAGATTCTGGAAGTGGCAACCCCACAAGAATCACAGCCAAAGGCGAAGAAAACTAAATAGAAAAGCCCCGCGAGGGGCTTTGGTTTATTTTAGCGTGAACCAAACCTTATCTTCTTTTTCATGCAAGTGGTCGCGCTCTTTTGGTTCTGGAAAATCCTTTGGGTCTAACCCCATCTCGCAAGCAGTATCAAAAGAAACATCATCTTCGTCAATGCTGTCACTCATCACTAAATCCTCATTGGCATAACGATAACTTTTGCAGTCTCTCCAGTAGGCGCACTGATGTTTGCGACGGCGGTGCTGGTGTTGCCATTCAACTCAAATAGCACCGCTTCAAATTTCGGGTTAAACAACTTCGCCAGCTTCTCAACATCGGCAAGATATTTGGCATTGAAGCCAATCTGTTCTGCTGGCGCGGCCTGCTTAGGAATGATGCGATCAATATCAGGGTAATTGCCGTCAACCTCAGAGCAAATACCTGCGCCAACCAGCACATCAAAATTGTTATGATAAGTGACAATCTTTGCCATGGTATCAATCACCGCATATGAATAATTTTTTGTCGGCGACTTGCTTATCGACACGATGACGTTACTTTTTATTTTGTTTTCATGCTTACTGGCAATCATGGCGCGATGACCGTCAGTAGCGGCAACTCGACCATCAGGCATAAAGCAAATGCCATTCAGGTAGTAACGCACATCCTGTTTGTCTTGAAATATCAAAGCACCTTCAAGGAGTAACTTGCTAACTTTTAATTTCATCACTTCACCTTTATCATGTGTTGTTTTGCAACCTTCAGGCATTCATCGAAAATCTTGCCATTCTTTTCACTCTGGTTGCTCCTGTAGTGGGTAATTGCGGCCTCTATAGCCGCGTTGTCGATGCCTGGCAGTTTTTCGCGCAGGTTTTTCTCTATGAATTGCTCGTGGTTCATCACAGCTTCTCCAGAATCGCCAGCACTTCATTCAACTCAGCAGAAGGAAGGCGCAAAAATTCTTCTGTCTCCTGTGCCACATGCCCCTCGGCTACCACCATGTGATCTGCTTCTTTCAGCAACTGAATCAGGCGGTCAATCGGCTTAACTTTTTTGGCCTTGAGGGTTTTCGCCGTCACCTTATCTTTTCCCTGCGCTTTCGCTTCCTCAACGGCTGCATCAATAACGTTAACAGCATCATCGCCATGCTCACGTGCTACCGCAACGGCGTTGGCATAGCTGATTTGGCCTGCATTGATGCGTTGCTTGATGGCATCAGGTACATCACCAAGTGACAGGTGCATCTGCACATCAGAAACTGAGCGACCAACCTTCTTGGCGATTTCTTCATTCGTCCATCCGAACCCTTTCAGGCGCACATAAGCCTTTGCACGCTCAAGCGGGTCAAGCTGCTTTCCTTGACTGGATGACACCATGAAGGCGATTTTATCCGCTTCATCGCCGGTGAAGTCTTTGCACTCAATGCGCGCAATTGGTATTCCGCGCTCAATGGCACGCAGTGCGCCAAGGTAACGATGCTGGCCGTCAAGAATCTTGATACGCTTTCCGTCGGCATCAGGAATAACAGTTAACGCAGGGATTGGCTGGCCTGATTCCCAGCACTGCGCGAAGTATTCAACGTGCTGCTCATCGGCTTCGCGGATGTTGTACCCCGGCTCAAGATAAAGCTGATCGACAGGAACCTGATAACCTTTGTTGACCACGATTCCGCCGCGAGTTTCTTTGTCTGAGTAAATTTTTCCGAGAGATGTCATCTTTTCCTCACTTTGATAAACAGATTGCGCTGGCAATGGCGAATCCGATAACGATTAATGCCAGCTTGATTTTGAAATTGCGCCATGCTTTCAGGTCTTCTTTGCGGATTTCGTGGCGGATCATTTTGATTCTCCGAGTGCTTTGGCGATTGCTGCTTTAGCTTTCGAGGTGTTAACGTAGACACATGCGCGAGCCTCCAAATCCAGCAGCGCTTCCAGCAATTCAGGCGCTGCGGCAATGAGCTGTGCATCATGGATGTTCTGAATATCTTCTATCGTGTCGTATGGGCCCTCTGCTGGGATATCAACATCTATTGATGTAAGTCTATTGCGAAGTCTCCACGGCCCCGGCGTACCTTTGAATTCATTCATCTTCATCACCTCTAACATTTATTGTTGTTTCTACGTCATCACTATAGCTACACCCTCAATCTACGTCAACACTTTATGATAAAATTAAACCAACAACACTCACCCCGCGCTGTTCCGTCCTGAAAAACGTAAGGCGGCGAAATTGGATATAGCAATCGGCGTTATCGTCATAGCGTTTTCGCTGGTTCAGGTGTACAGATGCTGGAAGTTCATCATTCGGAGAATAATTAATGAGAGACGCGTTTCAGCACGCCGCAAACCAGATAATTAGTGGCACTGTCGGCCAGGTAATCGACAAAGCCGGTTATACATCCATCGGCACGGGCCTTGGCCTGAAGGTGGCAGAGCAGACGCCGGTCGCACAATCATACATTGCCTCAATGATCCCCCATTCGATTACCGAGTGGGCAGCGGTAGCCTCTATACTTGGCGCGCTGTCACTGGTGGCAAAAAACCTTTTTGAGATGTGGTGGAAGATTCGGGAGAGTAAAAAGAATGGCAGCACCGACAGCAAGTGAACTTGTCTCCGCCATGGCGTCAAGAGGCGTAACCATCACCACGGCAGACGCAACTGGCATCCTGTGTCTGGTGGCGAGCATCACAGAGTGCCTTGAGCTTAATTACCCCGAAGACACATGCAGACAGGATGCAATTCTGCTATGGGCATCTATCCTGATCGCCTCAAATACAGCCGGGAGATACATCACCAGCCACCGGGCGCCATCTGGTGCGTCGCAGTCATTTGGCTATGGCAGCAAGCCGTGGATGGCCCTTTACAATCAGATGAAACTACTCGATACGGCAGACTGCACAGGCGACCTTGTGGAAGAGCCTGATGGGGCAGCAAAGCCGTGGTTTCGGGTTGTCACCGGGAGCAAGTGCAGATGAAAACGCAAACATTAACTGTAAATATCGCAATCCGTAAATGGTGCCTGCCACTGCTGGTTATTCTGGTATTGCTGCGCCTTCCTGTTCCGCGCTGGGTTTATACTCTTGAGGCTGCGCCATGTCAGCAATAGCCAGATGGACTTACACATATCCATGCACAATCTGGCGGCTTACTGGCAAGGATAAGTATGGCAAACCGACATTCGCCGCGCCAGAGTCCCTCATGTGTGATTATGGCTTCGATAAGAATCTGACCACCGGCACAGCTGGCAATGAGATTGCACAGAAAAACACATTCTGGACGGAATACCAGAATGCGTCTGTTGGCGACTTCATCATGCTTGGCACCATCACCACTGCTGACCCGCTGGCCGCCGGAGCTGACCAGATTAGAAACGTTGTGAATTATGGCAACACACTAAATCGCAACGACCTGCCTGATTTTGCGCTGGTAACGGGGTAATGTATGGCCGCCAAAATGCGAGGTATCCAGCAGGCGATTAAGCGCACTCAGCAGATAGTCGGTGAGATTACTGGCGAGAAGGCAGTGTCAGCAATAAAAGCCGCCACCTACATCATCAGGACTGAATCGGCGTCTATGACTCCAGTAGCTACATCTGCGCTGATAAACAGCCAGTTTGACACCGTTGAGGTTAATGGCACTCGCATAACTGGAAAGATTGGGTATGCTGCTAATTACGCCCTGTATGTCCATAATGCACCTGGTAAACTGCTTGGCACGAATACGCCGCGCACAGGACGGCTCAAAGGAAAGGGTAACGTATGGGATAAGAGCGGCGAGCCTAAATTCCTTCTCAAGGCTGGCGAAAACACACGCGAGCTTGTCGATCAGGTAATTAAAAAAGAGATGACGCTAAAATGAGAGATATGCTTGAACTTGTCGACCAGTACCTTAGCGATGCCGGTCTTTATGATGGGTGGACTTCTCAGCTTGAGTTCTGGAACGATACCGAAGTTGGCACCGAGCGCTTTATGGTGCTGCAATCCAATGGTGGCACTAGCGTAAGTAAAGGACTCGGCGGAGATTACTATTTTTCGCTCTATGTTGTCGGCCAGCAGGGTCAGTACAACATCGAAGAGACAAAAGCAAAGGCGCTTGATGTCATCGCATACATCAAAGAGCATCCAGTTGATAGTTGTATTGGCATGATTCAGTTGCAGGCGCCGCTTGGTCGCCCTACGCTTACGACAGAGCAGAGGCCGGTTTATGAATTGTTGCTGAGGGTTGTTTTTGGTGAGTAATGGTTACCGCGACAGGATTCGAACCTGTAATCATCCGATTATGAGTCGGGTGCTTTAACCAGTTAAGCTAAACGGGAGTTTGGTGCACCATACTGGATTCGAACCAGTGACCTACGGATTAGAAGTCCGTTGCTACTATCCTGCTGAGCTAATGGTGCGTTGCGTTGTTGATTCGAATCTACACCACCAATCAAAACCTGTCAACATGATATAATGCGATTGTTTAGCTAAACACAGAGGATTCTAAACATGGCTATTTGTGCAAATGATAACGGCATCATCACAGGTCGCCAGTCTCTCATTGAGCTGGCTGATGGCTGCTGGGATGCTGTGCCAGCAGAGGAAGACTGGAAGTTTTTTGCTCCCATGACCTCAAAAGGCGTCGACTTCAGTCCAAGCACCACCACTTCAGAGGCTGATGATGGCGATGGCTTTGTCGCCACGCTGGTCACTACGGCAGACCTCACCATTTCCGGTGATTTTGAAGTTCGCAAGGCTGACAAGGCTGATGAGTATGGCGTGCACAACCTCATCAAATACTTTGTCACCGAAGTAAAAGCGCGTCGCCAGCCGTCGCTGTGGGTTCGCCAGACCACCGGTAATACTGTTGTCGTGGCTTACTGCAACATTACCGCTCTGAGCTACGATGGCGGCACCAACGACATCATCACCGGCTCTGTTGAACTCAAGCCGTATGATGGCTCTACCGTTGACGTGTCCAGCATCGAAGACCTGACGCTGACTACTGATATCAGCGCAACAAAAAGCGTTGCCACTGGCGACACTCTGACGCTCGGTCCGGTGGTTGCGGCTGGCGGTGTAGAGCCTTATACCTACCAATGGTATAAAGGCACCACGCCGATCAGCAGTGCTAATACCAACACGTTCACCAAGGCCACTGCTGCCGCAGGTGATGCTGGTACGTACTTCTGCCGCGTGATGGACTCGGCAACCAGTCCTGATTACGTTGACTCTACTAAGTGTGTCGTCACCGTGACCGAATAAAGAAAACCCCCGAAAGGGGGTTTATTTTTTCAGCAATGAAGATACGCGGATTCTCCACAATGACAAGTTAGCGAGCGATACCGCTAACTCCATGTGAATCAATCTAAGTTTTTCAATATCAACAAAGACCGGGGCGTTGTATTGTTGATTGCTTCTTATGTACTTTGAAATAGTATCAGCATCATTATTGTCGATGGTCATCACCATTCTCGCTGATTGCAGCATCAAGTTGTCGACGCAACATACACAGCGCGCCATGCGGCATAAACTGATTAGCCATGCCATCGAATATCTGCCGGTTTAATTTATTATCAATCCGCGGCCTTATTGCTGACCAGCACGACCGTATAGCGCGATTAACCTGGCGGCGGTCGAGCATTGCGAGTCGCGCAGCTAACTCAATGGTAACGAGCGCGTCAAGATACTGCTCGCAGGCATGGCGATTTTCGTTATCCATCATCATTTACCATGGTTCTCATGAAAATTATACTTAACCTCCGCCTTTCTCCTTGCTTCAGCGGCCATATTTAAGTCAGAAAACAATCCAAGATGAATCTTTACGCCATCAACTTTTATGTTTGAGGCCCATTTTTTATGTTGCTTATCCCATGAAACACCAGTAACACCTGATTTGTTTGTCACCCTGAACTTCATGTTGTGATTATTCTCTTTTGGAGTGACAAGCCTGAGGTTATCTATCTTATTGTTTGTTTTATTGTGGTCTATATGATCAATCTGCATTCCGTCAGGAATTTTCCCATTATGCATTTCCCAGATGATGCGATGAACAAGATACTTGAAGCCATAGATTCCAACAATCTTATATCCATTACCTCCTACCGCCTTCACCTCGCCTCCTATTTTCACTCTGTTTGAGGTTCTTATCTTCCAGTAAATAGCCCCATCACAATAATAAAAAATATCTGACCAATCAGTTATTTTCATCGAATGTCACCCCTACCATTGCAAGTAATTTTTTCGCCATCAACTCGGCCTCATCATAGGTAAACCCGCAATCAACGTACAGGTCGATGTAAAATCTCAAATCAACATCAGTCTCGTTCATATGTCAAACCCTCAATCACCTTATGCTTTCAATCTACGTCAGTTTTGCGCCCCCTGTCAATGGTATAATTACGTCATTGTGAAAACAGGATTTAGACATGAGACAACGCACACCGCTAACAGAAATCGGAGAGATGCGCATCTCCCTGGCTGACAAGTCTTTTTTCTTCAAGCCATCATTTGCGGCGATGAATGATCTTGGTTCACCGAAAGAGATTGTCGAGCTGTACGCTACGCTTAATGGCTATGAATACGCGGCCATACTTGGCGCTATTCAGTCATTGCCGTATGGAGCGCAGATTCAGGTGGCAAAAATCCTGTCACGCCCTGCCTATGGTAAGAAAGTGCTCAGCGCCGCCTGCCTCATCATGCAGTCCTGTTGCGATGATGATATCTCGGTGCTCATTGGGTCATGGAAGCCAACTCCGCGCGGTGTGAAGTACGTCACCGGAAGAATGCCAGTAAATGACATTATTATTATTGCTCGCAACCTGATGGAGCATGGCATCATCGGCAAGTCTCCACTCAAGGTTCCTCAGCGCTCGGAAAACCAAAAGCGCACAACAAGTGAGTTGAGAATGTCGGATTACATCATCTCAGCTCGCACCCATTTCGGAATCACCCGTGAGGAAGCCGAAGACCTGACCATGACCGAGTATCAGCAGATGATAAAATCAAAATACCCGGAACCGGAAGGCATGACGCGCGAGCAGTATGATGCGTCTTATGAGCGGGCCAAGCTGAATAAACAGAAACTGAAAGAGAAAGCCGCCAGAAAGGCCGCTAAAAGCAAAGGAGCAAAATAATGGCAGAAACAGTTGGCGGCATTATCTATGAGGTTGGCATTGACACATCTCAGTTAGCAGCTGGTAGTCGTGAATTGCAGTCAATGCTAAATGGACTTAGCGGGAACATGGGGCGACTTGAGGCCAGTGTAAACAGGACAGAGCGCTCTATTGGATCGATGGAACGAACAATGTCCAGCCTTTCTGGCGTTGCCAAGGGATTGTTCGCGGCGCTTTCTGTGCAACAGGTTGCGAGTTACGCCGATGCCTGGACTGAACTAAATAACAAGGTAGCTAACTCGGTTCGTACTGGAGAGACGCAGACCGAAGTTATGCAGCGGATCTTTGATGTTTCACAAGCAACCCAGTCATCCCTTAACGGCACGGCGACTCTTTACGCCAGACTTGAGCGAGGAACCAGGGCGTACAACACCAGCGCGGAAGATTTAGTCCGCCTGACCACTATTATCAACCAGGGGTTTGCAGTATCCGGTGCAACAGCTCAGGAAGCTGAGAACGCAATCATTCAGCTATCACAGGGTATCGCTTCCGGCGTTCTGCGCGGCGAGGAGTTTAACTCAGTGTCAGAGCAAGGCAGCCGCCTCATGGTAGCTCTGGCTGATTCGATGGGTGTTTCTATCGGTCAGTTGAGGGCTATGGCCGCTCAGGGGCAGCTAACAACAGACGTTGTAGTTAAGGGGCTTCTGTCACAAGGGGATGCAATCGGCAAAGAATTTGCCAACACCACCGTCTCAATCGCCAAGGGATTGCAGGTAGCCGGTAACAACGTAACGAAGTTCTTTGGCGAAAACTCGACGGTTAAATCATTTGCAGCAGGGTTCCGAGACTCTGTCATCACAATAAGTGAGAACCTTGAGACGCTGAGCGGCGCCCTTATCATTGTAGCTGGCATAATGGGAAGTCGGTATGTTGGCGCGCTGGCAATGTCCACTGCCGCGAAAATATCAGATATAGCGGCATCAAGACAGCAATTAATAGCTGAGAATCAGCAGGCACAATCAGCGCTTGTGGCTGCAAATTCCGCGCGGAGGAAGGCGCTGGCTGATAAAGAGGCGGCGCTATCATCTCTGGCGCTTGCTCAGGCTGAATATAACGTAGCAAAAGGCAGCGCAGCCGAGATGCTGGCGCTTGATGCTCTGGTTGCGGCAAAATCAAGAGCGAGCGCCGCGTCACTATCCCTTGCTCAGGCTGAAAACGCACAGGCTGCCGCATCAGCGAGAGCAGCATCAGCGGCAAGGGCCGCATCGGTAGGGATTGGACTTGCCAGAGGTGCACTTTCATTGATAGGCGGCCCAGCTGGCGCGGCAATGTTAGCGGCGGGGGCAATATTTTACTTCTGGCAGAAAGCGCAGCAAGCCAAAGAAGAAGCAATCCGCTTTGCCGATAGCCTGGATAAAGTTAACGCCTCAATGAAGGCGATGAACAATACCCAACTCAGGGGGGCGATAGCTGACGCCAATATTTCAATTAGGGCGCAAGAGGAAGCTATTAGCGATCTGAAGGACACCATTTCAGACCTGCAATCCGATTACGAGAAATATACAACGCTTGCAAGAAAGTACGGGGTTGCCGAAGATCAAAATAATGGGTTCGTGATTAAGGCAACGGATGCCGCAGACCAGTTAGCTAAAAAGCGTAGGGATTTAGCTGATGCTGAGGAAAAACTAGCAAGAACTCAGGACACGGCAGCAGAAGCAAGCAGAACCCTAACAAACAATATGCTCACGTCAATGGGTGTGCATGATGGCCTGATTGAGAAAGGCTCGACTCTTGAGAGGGTGCAAGGGGCGGTGGCAAGAGCATTTGGATTGACTGCTGATGAGATAAATCGAGCAAACCAAGCCGGGCAAAACTTCAACCCCAAATCTTTGCAGGTGTCAGCCCCGACAAAAGAAGCAGATAAGATAATTCTCAGTCTTGAGGAGCAGAATCAGCTTTTAAAAATACAGGATGAAAGACAAAGGGCAGTAACAAAGGCGAGAATGGAGGCAGCTAAGGTAACTGATAACCCCAATCAGATAGCCAGAGCTGGTGAGCTTGCAGGGCAGATATATGATTTAAATGAGGCCGAGAAAGCAAGGGAAAAATCGCAAAATGATTCTCAATCAGCGGCCAAAAAAGCAGCCACAGAGCAGGAGAATATCGCCAATAAACTTGAGCAGCTTCGCCAGAAGTCACTGCTTACCGCTGAAAGTACAAGAGAGCTTAGCCGTGAACAGTCAATACTGGCCGCTCAGCAGTCTCTTGGAAAAGGCGCCACTCAGGAGCAAATTAACCTTGCAGGACAATATGCAGCCAAGGCATGGGATAACGCCAACGCGCTCAAGGCTCAGGCAGAGGCGGAGAAAAAAAGAGCCGAAGCTGTAAAAGGCTTTGCTGCATTAAAATCGCAGACATCCCCAATGTTTGCCGTTGAAACAAATTATCAGAAAGATTTAGCAGCGCTCAATGCTTACGCAGTGGCTTATCCGCAAAAGATAGCGGAAGTTGAACAGGCCAGAGCAGCAATTGAGGAGCAATACCGCCAGCAGCGCCTCGATGCCATGTGGCAGGAGTGGAGCCAGCAGAATGCGGCTACGCAAGCGGCGGCGGCTGCATTTGATGCTTTTGGGCAAACCGCAAGCAATGCCCTAACTGGCGTTCTGACTGGCTCAATGTCGGTGAGCGAGGCCCTACAGTCAATAGGGAGCAATGTGTTAAATGCGGTTATTAACTCTTTCGTTCAGATGGGTGCGGAGTGGCTTAAATCGGTAATCATGGGGCAGGCAGGAATGGCAGCAGCATCTGCCGCAACCGCCGCTCAGGCAGCAGGAATAGCAGCGGCTATGGCGCCAGCGGCAGCGATGACATCACTTGCTACGGGTGGCGCTAACGCAGTACCTGCACAGGCTGGAATTGTTTCCACCGTTGGTGTGGCTAAAGCAATGTCTGTTGCGGGAGCATTAAAGAATGGTGGGCCTGCTCAGGCTGGCTCAATGTATCAGGTCGGTGAGAACAACCTACCTGAAATCTTCCAGGCCAGCAATGGCAATCAGTACATGATACCCGGGGACAACGGAAAGGTTATCAGCAACAAAGACCTTACCGGCGGTGGCAGTGGCATCATTATTTATAATAATGTCACCAATAACAGCGGCGGAGCAACGGCCTCATCAACAGCAAGAGATAATGGTGACGGCTCTGTTACAATTGAGACCATCGTTGCCGACATAGAAAATGGCGGCCCTATTTCTCAGGCTATTACCAGCAACACCACTGCAACCAGAAGGGCAACAGAATAATGGCTATAGCTTATCCATCATGGCTACCGCTTGCGCAGCGTGCCAGCAAGAACATGACGACTCAAACCCCATTCCGCAGCGATCAGCCTGCGGTTGGGGCGCCAATATTTCAAAAGTTAACGACCGATGTTGCAGTAACATGGAGTTTGACATGGGTTTTCACGCTCAGGCAGGAGCGGGCATTTATACAGTGGTTGAGAAGCCCAAACTATCTCAACAAGTGTAATGAATGGTTCACGATGGATATCGATCTTGGTGGCAGCGGATTACAGAATCAGACTTTGCACTTTACTGATTACCCCGTGCAGACAAGCATTAATGGCGGCATCGTCACATGGACTGGAAATGTCATCTGTAAAACCCTCAATAACTCCATGGATGAGTTTGATGATGTGCTTGTTGAGCTTGATGAGAGATGGTATAGCTTCCTTGATGAAACTGTAAACAGAGAGCTACCAGAACATAGCGATTAACAAAACCTGCTAAATTCGCCAAAAATAACTTTTGCGGCGTTTACATATGCATCGTGGGCTTGCTTTGGAGACAAGAACAAGCCCAAATATTTCTGCTTCCCATTTATCTTTATGCTTGCCTGCCACTTACCACTTTGCTTGTGAAAGCTAACACCTTTGTACCCCGAGGTGTTATTCACAGTCTTAATTCTATTCATTGCGTTTTGAGATAGCGTAGCCTCCCTTAGATTGATGATTCTATTGTCGCTCCTAATGCCATTGATGTGATCTATTGCCCTCGATGGCATCTCGCCATTTACATACAGCCACGCCAAATGGCTTGCTTGATATCTAACCCCATCAATCATTATTGTGATGTAGCTGCTTTTATTTTTCCTTCCGGCAACATCACCATTTTTCACGGAAAATGATTTATTAACAAGCCATCTAAAAACACCGCTATCTGCGTTGTATGATAGTAACGACATAAGCTCTTTTTGCGTAATCATGGCTATCTCCAAAAAAGTAACGCCCCTGCCAGGTGGAACATGGTTGCAACAAAACCATACTGGCAAGGGCGTTAAATTTATTGTTGCTTGCTTGCCGTTTCGGGTTCCACGCCTATGCGACATGAGTAGTGTATGATATATACATCAGTATTTCAAGATTTCCTCAGGAGTATCCATAATGCCAACATTGCGTGAATACCAGTCGAAAAGGCCAAACTGGAAGCTGTATGACACCATAACCTTTTATCATTCTTCATTTGGTTACGTCCGGCTGGTTGGCAATGAGTTTTCTGATATTGTACTTGGCGGCCAGACTTACCAGCCAGTGCGTATGGATGTAACCAGAAGCCAGCAATCGAACACGCCGGTAATAAATGCCACGCTGAAGTTTGCTCGACTGGCAAATGACTTTAAACAATATTTAAAGTTATGGTCAGGTTCTGGACGCATTGAGCCTATCACTGCTTTATACCAGCGTTTTGATGAGACTGACAAAAGCACACCATTAAAGCCATATACGCTTTATGTGAACGATGTGACGCTTGATCAGTCTGATGTAACTGTCTCCATCTCCATAAAGAACCCAATCAATGGCAACGTGGCAAAACTTTATGACATCACAGAATTCCCCGGACTGCGTACCGTTTGACGATTTTGAGCGGCTGATGGCTGGAAAACCATATGTTGACAGATGCTGTCACGTTGATGCAGTTGACTGCTGGGGTCTGGTGGTGCTTTTCTATCGCCTTTGTATGAATGTCAATGTTCATCACGATAATTCATATTCAAGTGGCGGAGATTTTGTCACTTGTTTCAATGGGGAAGTTTCATTCTGGAAAGACACAGACCGGCCAAAAATTGGCGATGTGGTGGTTGCCTATCGCGGGAGTCATCCGGTACATGTCGCGCTGTGGTGGGGTCGTGATAAAATACTGCATGCGCGAGAAAAAACGGCAGTCAAGACCGACCGCCTTAAAACACTCGAAAAACTATCAACAAAATTAAGGTTCCTGACTTATGCCGGTTATTCACATCCAGAAGATGCCAGGTGTTCCAAAAGAGACGGGTAATGTTCCTGCTGGCACTAATCTGTGGAGATGGCTGGAGAATTCCGGCCTTCCATCTGATATCAGGATTGCGCTGAATGGCCGCATTTTTGGCCCTGATGATGAATTGTCGATATCGTTAAAGCAAAACGATATTGTTAACATTTACTGTCAGCCTCACGGCGCCATTGGCGATCTTATCAGCACGATACTCAAGCCTGTAACTAAGGTTCTTTCTTTTCTGCTGCCAAAAGCATCAACGCCATCAACCAGCACTGGCACGACGGTTGAATCACCCAATAACAGCCTGAAATCGCAAACCAATATTGCGCGAAATGGAGAGGCAAGACCTGACAACTTCGGACAGATAAGGGCATTCCCTGACCTGATTCAGGAATCGCTTTTTGAATACATTGACGACCTTAAATACGTCACTGAGTTCATGAACTTTGGCCTTGGGAAATACACCATTTCATCGGTTCGCTATGCGGAAACTAATCTTGGTTCTCTGCCAGGGGCCACTCATGTCATCTACAATCCAGGTGATGTGATTGGACAAATCATTGAGCCTTACCAGTTCGACGGACTTGATGGTCAGGAGGTTCCAGGACTGAACGAATCAGAAGATACCCCGATAGAGACAGCGACCACAACATCTGTTACCAGTGGTGATTATGCTGGCGGTCAGCTGTTAATGGTCATACCAAAAAACACTGATTTCGATTACTTTATGGGGTTGTCTTTGCCTCACTCAGTGTCATTAACAATAAACATTACCTACAACTCGACATCCGGGCCAGTTACTGAAAATATTCAACTCAGTGGCAACATCATTTCAGCTGAGGAAACTGAGACGGGAGTAATTCCTGATATTCAGTATTTTTATAATTTCACCTTCAATAACCTGACCGGCGCAAATCTTGGCAACCTGAGCGGCGCAACCATCAACAACACTTATTTTCAGATTGTGGATAATGAGGCGCTTGTTGTTGGCCCATATGTTGGGGCTGTGGAATCAACGCAGGTATGGGTTCATGTTCAGTCTGAGCTTGGGCCTACCAGTGGTACGGTAGATTATCTGATCAAGGTATGGGCGGTTGATGATAATGGAGATGCCATTCCAGGAACTGAGGAGCAGCTTGCAGACAGTATTGACAACCCATTCAATCAGACAACCAAAACCTATTATCGCACGTATAAGTTAACTCCTGCTCATGGGCTGGCTAAGTATGCCATCAGCATTGAAAGGACAAACAACTCAAACTCTGGCAACCGCGTAACGTTGCAGGCGGCGCATGCCATCAATATCCGTGAAAACGTGGTTTATCCAGATGACACTCTGGTTAAAGTGACAGTGAAGGCCACGCTTCAGCCCACATCAGTTACTGAGCGCAAATATAATGCGCTGATCACCCGATGGACTATCGGATACAACAGAATGACCGGGGCAGTCGACTATACGTTAACTCCATCAAGAAGTTTTGCAGATTCAGTGCTGCATAACTGGCTTATTACTGCTGGTCAGCCTGAAAGCACCATTGACATAGGAAGGCTCTATGAAATAGCTGATGCGCTGCCTGATGAGCGTCTTGGGTATTTTGATTACACATTTGATGATGAGGATAAATCGATCGGCGAACGAATTCAGACCATCTGTGATGCAGCTCGCGTAACGGTTTTTTGGGATGATGGCGTTTTATCTTTTTCAAGAGATGAGCAAAAATCAACTCCTGAAACCGTGTTCAATACCAGAAATACGAAAGCTGATGGCTATAAAATGTCTTATGACATGACTTTACCGGGGTCATATGATGGCGTAAGTGTTCAGTACCGCGACCCAAACACCAACAAACAGGCTTACGTTTATTATAAAGTTGGCGCTTCTGGTATCGAACCGGGAGAGCCAACTAAGCCTAAAAAATTCGACATGCTATATGTTCGAAACCTGTACCAGGCAACAGACCGAGCCATGCTTGAGTGCAATCGTCTGATGTACTCACGCAGAGGGATGGAGATAAAGGCACTTGCTGATGGCGAGTGGGTAAACGTTGGCGATATGATTTCCGTTGTCGACATTTATGACTCAGTGCAGCAGACTGGCGTTATCCGTTCAAGGTCTGGAAACGTATTTACCACCAGTGAACAGCTTACGGCGGGAAGTGGCCTATTTGTGGTTATCACCGGCGCCAATGGGAATGTGTCAGAACGCCTGGCTTGCACCATTACTGGATTGAATACATTCGAATGTGCATTACCATCTGATTTCGAGTTAAACATTTTTGACGGTGTTAATGTTCAGTCAGAATCAAGATATGCCATCTCAACAGAGGTTGAGCTTGACTCAACTTTATGGACAGTCAGCCAGAAAACTCCAGGCACAGATGGCGCAGTGTCTCTCACAGTAACTGAGTACAATGACGCCATGTACGCCTACACCAACCCTGTTGCATGATACAATAGGGCAATTAATGATTACGGAGAATGCAGCCGATGGCTACTACCCCAACTAACAAGCCGATTCCCTCTGAAGACCCGCGCGATCTGAAGTTTAACGCCGGGAAGATTGATGAAGAGGTTAACGGAAGTGCTGATTACTACACCGACAGATTTGGCGTGCAGAGGCTGACGAATACCGGTAGGGATAACCGGTTTCAGACAGCACAAGATGAGCGTGAGGCAGAATTTGTTGCATCGCAGGCAGATAAAGAAGCACGTTTTCAGCAATTCCTCTTAAACTCTGGTTATCAGTTTTTAGGAGATTATGAAAATGGACCGTATACAATAACTGCGCTTAATCAGGTAATTCGTTATCAGGGTGAATTCTGGCGCTTAAACGCATCAACAACGCCGCCATATACAACTACAGGGATTGATAACACATCTTGGGCGGTAGATGTGACCCATCTTGTAAGCGTTGGTGATGCAAAATTAAGACAGGATTTAAGTTCAACTACTTTGCCTGGTTTATCATTAGTCGGTCTTTCTGGTAATGGTAATTTAAACCATCTGCTAGGCAATCATACCTCTCCTGAGGCGTGGGGAGTGGTGCAAAATTCAGAAGCATCAGCTCATGCAAACTCTAGAAAGATGTTTGACATGTTTGAAAGTTTAAGATCGAAAGGCGGCGGTGTGGTATTCTTTACTCCTGGTAGAACATACTGGATTGACTTTATTCAGTTCGTACCAAGTAACGTTGTTATAATTGGCTACGGCGCTACATTAAAGCAAATAAACCCTTTATCAATGTATGGACGCGGTGGTTTTGTGTTTGGTAGCAGTAGGGAATGGAACTATCAAAAAGCTAAAACGGCATATCTTGCAAACTCCTACCCTGCATCTGTATCTGATTCATCAATGCCTGAGTTGGCTTTAGGTTCATATTTAAGGGATAACCAATCATATTTACAGTGTGAAAGATGTACTGTGTATGGTTTGCGTATGGAAACAAAATTTACAGATTCTACATATTGGGGTGGTTATGCATTTAATACAGTAAACGCGCAACACATCAGATTTTACGATGTTAAAGGAAGTGGTTGGACACAGCTATTCAATTTCGGTAATGATGGTTCCGCATCATCACCATCTTGTGATGATGTATATGCATTCAACTCAACAGTAGA